TTAAACGTTCATATGAAAAAAAAATAGAAGCGGCAGAAAAAAAAGAAAAGCTAGAAAGCGAAAAAGACTTTTTTAATTTTGATTTTGTAGCAGACACAAAAGAAATAACCACACCATTTTTTAGTAAATCAAAAAAACCAAATAAAAAATTAAATTTTGATTTTAACCCAAACAGTAACAGCAAGATACCATTGATAGGCCCTATCGAAGCTAGAGACTCAAGCATAAAGAAAAGCGACTGGAACGCGATAGATTACGCTTTCGCCAAGTATGGAGTTGATGTAAGCAACCAGTACAGGCAGCCAAAAGATTTAATTAACTACAGGCCTAAAGGCTGGGTAGCAAAAATCGAATCTAGCGATCCCTTTCAATGGGTTGAAAAAACAATAATTGCATATCTTATGAAAGCAAAACTCTGGATGAATGAACAGGTGGGGAAAATTATTCAAACATTAAAAGCTTTACAAGTTTTTATTGGAGATACAGTGGCGTCTGAATTTAAGCTTCTTGGAGAAGTTCAAATGATTGCCCACTTAGTGCGTTTTATTAAACTTATAATGAAGATCTTTGAAGAGGGGTTGAGTTGCAAAAATATAAAGCAAAATAAAGAAACGATAGAAAAGATCATAGCAGCGAACAATGAAAATATTTTAATAAAAACAGAGTCGTTGCCAATGACTTACAGAGGAGTAAGTCTAAGTCCTGAAGAATACATTGAAATAAAGCATAAAGTAACAGATACGACGACTATAATTAATTTGAATGAATGTTCAGAATTGAGCTCAGTGTTAAAAGTTAAAAAAGACAATCTAGATGCTATATACGAGGGGATTCTAAATGGGCTACACGCTTGATCCGCAAAAACGCTCAAATGAGTTCGTTTCCAAAGCTTATGACCTTTACTTGAAAAAACTTTACAAAGGTAAAGAAAGTATAAAGAGTGTAAGAGTTATTACCAAAGAAGTCCCTGCAGGAAAAACAATAGAAGAGTTAACTTCTCTTGGTTTTTTACCAAAACCAAGATATAGCGACGTTGAGGTACCTTATAGTACTGATGCTTCAAGCAAGGGACTGGAGCCAACGGAGGAGGCAAAGCCTGTTGGCGCTGCTCAACCGATTCTGGAACCAGCACCTGAGATTGTAGGTTCTGCAATTGGTTCAACAATGATTCCTCCTAGGACAGAGCAACCTAAAGAGCCAGTTCAGCAAGAGAGAGTAAGAGAGACAGCACCAAAGTCTACAAGTACTATAGCTAAACCGTTAATACATTTTTACGACGATATGTTAAATACAGATATCTCAAGAAAAGAAGGCTATGTAAGAGATTTAAGAAAAATAGCTAACGCATCTTTGAAGTTTGCAAAATTAAGAAGAATAAATAATTTCTTAACTGGTTACGAGGATCAAAAACTAGATAGTACTCTTCTTAATATCAAAGTTTTTAAAGAATTAGGGTACACTAGCAAAGCAGAAAAGTTTAAATTAGGGATTTGTTCTTTTAAGCAATTAGTTCAAGTGGGGCTGGGTGCAGATAATACTATTTTACTAGAATATAATTTCAATGACGACTACCTTGAAGAAAAATACAGTGCAATAGTTTCTATTGAGCAAAGGCTGAGTGAATTAACTTTCATCATGAGCAATAAGTTGTTTCAAAAAACAATTGCAGATGGGTTTAAAATTGCTACTAGAAGTGCAACGAGTTACAGTGGTTTCGACCACTTAAAAGGTATTCCTAATAAAATAGAAGTAAAATTTAAGTATATAAAAGACAGAAAAAGTGGCATTATTGCTCATGTTAGCCCTAGTGAAAAAATAATGTTTTTTGATTTGTTTGATTATAAAAGCCCAACTTATGAAGGTAATGAAAAGTATGAAAGGTACAAAAATACCATTAGGCATGAGTGCTATCATTTAAGTCAAGTCGGAGTTATAACTAATTCGGCTGAGTATCAGCAAATTGGAAAAGCTAACTGGTGTTTTAAACTCATGGTTGAAGGTATGACTGTTTTTTCTATTTCTGATCATATTTATGAATTAAATGAGTTCGTTACAGAAGCTGAAAAAGCAGCGGCGCTTGTGGATACGGAAGCTGAAAAAGCAGCGGCGCGAAAAAGTGTATATGAACAGAAAATAAAAAGCGGGTTTTTTAGAGTAGTAGATTCTTTTAATAATTTAAGTTTTTCTTATGGAGGAGCTTTAGCATTCTGGATATGGTTTTGGAAAAAATACAAACAAATTAACCCTACTGCAAATTTCGTAGATGTTGTTGTAAAGCCAGTATATAATAAAATTACCAGCACTGATACCAATGTACTAGATAGCAGTATGACGATACTAGCAAATATGTTAAATTTGCCTTTAGCACTTCCAATGGAAATTGGCAATCAAAAAATCAACTACGACAATGCAAGAATAGCATTAATGACAGCGTGTATATCTGAGATTGAAAGTACAATTGCTGGCTTTATAGCGAACATGAATTCAAAACAAGACTATGCTGCTTTAGGTAGCAGTTTCTTTTCGACTCTAGAATTGCCAATAGAACATAGCGGTCAAAGAGACCCTAAAGATTATTTGCCTAATTATGACGTAATGGTAGAAGACAATATATTTTTTGGGGCTGGGCTGCCTGCAAGATTTAATGGCGGAAACATAAAAAAGAGATATGAAGGTATCATTAAAACAAAGAATGTGAACCAGATCATTTTTATAGCAATGGACTCTTTTGGGAGTTCTTTTATAGAGAAAACTAAAGAGATGTGCTCTTTTAAGGAAAGAAATGACAAAGCCATTATCTATTATGTGGTATTGTTTTCTACCAGTGAAGATGCAGATTTTATTCCCAGATTGCCTTTTTGGGATTTTAATAATCCTGAAGAAGACTTTATATCTATAGAGGAAGAGCATATTATGTATGCAAGAATAAAGTATGAATCAGAAGGATTAACGAGTCTTAGCGAATCTGGGCCTGACACAGATCTAGAAGAAGTTTTAAAGAAAATACCCAACATAGTAGTCGATGAGTTAGATTCCCCTGAATTAGCAAAAGGTAATCTGTTGATAGCTCAATCAATTGCATCTACTTGATTATAAGGAAACAAAATGAAAGCAGTCGATTTTGAAAACATGTTGAACGCTATATCTAACAAAGATCGAAATGTACCGATTCAAGGTGCAAAACTTTCCGGCGTTAAAGTTAAAAAAATTAACGGCAGAGCAATGTCATATGCAGATAGGCATAGGGGACGTTGGTTTAAACCTGAATACGATCTTACAGAAATACAGATAGCGCAAGACACTGACGCTTTTTTATTTAAAGCGATACAGAAAAAAGTGCAAAGGTTTATTTTAGCTGGGTGGGAGTTTGTAGGTAACGATAAAGAAACTGTTAAATATATTAATTATAGAATTAAAGAGATAGAAACGGTCTCAGGCGTACCTTTCAATTTGTTAATGGCGGACTTGGCGCATGACTTAGTCAGATATAGTAATTGTGCTTGGGTAAAGACTAGAAATAAAGATGCATCTTCTGGAAATGTACTTAAGCGAGGAGAAAAAGAAATAGAACCTGTGGCCGGTTATTTCATTTTACCTTTTGAAACATTATGGTTTAAATTAAAGAAAAACGGAGAATTAAAAAAAATCTTACAAAAGCAGCCAGGTAATTCTGAAAGCAAAGAATTTTCGCCAAGCGATATCATACACTTTTATACGAATAAAAAACCTGGGTTCACTATGGGAACGCCAGAAATACTACCAGTTCTAGAAGATGTTGCTCTTTTAAGAAGACTAGAAGAAAACATTGAAGAAATGATAGATTCGAACCTTCATCCATTGTACCACTATACTGTGGGAAGTGATACGATGCCAGAAAGGTACGGTCCTGACGGAACAAAAGAATCAGACCTTGTCCGAAATACAATAGAGTACATGCCTTCGGGTGGTATTTTTGTTTCTGACCATAGGCATAAGATATCAGCTATTGGTTCTGAAGGAAAAGCTCTAAGAATAAAAGAATACTTAGATTATTTTAAAAAAAGAGTTTACGCAGGACTAGGAGTAACTCCAATGGATATGGGTGAAGGAGATTCAGCCAATAGAAGTACTGCAAATGCACTTTCAAAAATAGCAATTCAAGATGTAGAAGCGTTGCAAAGGAATGTTAAGACTTTTGTTGAAACGTATATAATTAACGAATTGCTATGTGAGGGCGGATATCAAGATGCCATAGTCAATCCTGACAGAATGGTTTATATAAAATTTGGCGCTGTAGATAAAGAAGAAAAAATTAAGTTAGAAAATCAAGTAATTCAGCTTTGGTTGAACAATTTACTTTCGGAAACGGAAGCAAGAGTCAAGCTAGGTGAAAGGCCAATTCAAGAAAAAGATAAAGAAGAGTTATATGAAATTCTTTATCCGAAAAAGAAAAGTAATGCTCAATTAAATGTCAGCAACAACATTTCTAAACCAGAAAATCAACACGGTCAGAAAACTAGTCCAAAGATTACTGAAAGTGATAAGAATTTATACGAAAAGATAAAGAATACAGATAATATATCTGATATATTGAAAATACTTGAAAACTACTAATATAAATATATTAAGATATGTTTAATCCCGAGAGGTTAAAAATGAACAAATTTATCAAGTACAACGACTTTATACAAATAAATCCTGATAGAAACATACTGTCTTTGAATAAAGCTGAGAAGATTATTGCTATTGATAATTTACTAGAAAGCGCTGACAAGTATAAAAAAGGACTTATAATAACTTACGATCTTTCTCACTCTGGACGTAGAATAAACAACAGGATTTACTCTACTAAAGGGCAGCAAAAAGGAATTGATTCGTTAGTCCATCCGTATCCCAAACCAATATTAAAAAATCACGACCAATCAGGTGAACCAATAGGTCGGTTTGTTGGTGGGGAGTGGCAGAGCTTAACAGAAGATGCTTCTACGTTTTTAAATTCAAACGAAGCAATGTTGAATATACATAACGCTTTTGTAGACGACGAGCCAGACAAAATATACACCACGTTAAAAAAATTGAACTTAATAGACAACAAGCAATGGCCCGGTCTTGGAAGAATGAGAGTTCAAGCTAATATACTAGATGAAGAATCTATTAAAAAGTTCTTAGACGGTCGTTACATGACGTTTAGCGCAGGGTCCACTACAGACAGGCACGTTTGTAGTATCTGTAGTCAAGATTGGGTTACGGATGGAATGTGCGAGCATCGACATGGCAAAAAATATGACGGAGAGACTTGCGTATTTATAACAGGCGACTTCATAGTCCTAGAAGGCTCAGTAGTAAATACTCCTGCAGACGACCTATCTCAAATCGTCAATATGGAACTATCCGACAATATAGATGATAAAAACTTAGCAGACAACTATTCATTTAAAGAAGATATTTTAATGAGCGATTCTATTTATACATTAAGGAACCATAATGAGCTACAAGCAACCGAACAAATCGATGCCTACGAAGGTGAAGCCGAAAAAGAAGAAGAAGAAAGTAAAAGTCAAAAAGTAGAAAAGCAGTACGATCACAAAATGGCCATTTCAGAAAAGCAAATGAATGATTTGCATAAAAGTGGAGAAACTTTCATCACTCAAAAGGGTGATAAAGACACAATGATCATCAAGGTTACGTATTCTGGAAGCATGCGAAGCGTAGATGAGGAAGCTTTTGTAGAGGAGTATGTGCAACTGGAAGAACTCGTGGAGGAGCTTCTGGATGAAAAAACATTCAAAGTACCTTCTGGCGCAAGAGGGAATGCGCAAAAGGTTCTAAAATGGAAAGAGGAGAAAGGCTCAGAAGTAAAAGGTATGACGCCTGTTGGTTGGGCAAGAGCAAGACAACTTGCTACCAAAAGCGAAATTGGTTTGTCTACAGTAAAAAGAATGTCTGCTTTTAACAGGCATAGAAAAAATGCAGCAGTTGATCCAAAATTCAAGTCTGAACCATGGAAAGACAGAGGCTATGTTGCGTGGTTGGGCTGGGGAGGGACCTCAGGAATCGATTGGGCAATAAAGGTAAGCGCAGCCAACGATAATGAAAGTGAAGTAACTATGATTGGAGATTACGATCTTGATGCTTATAAGTCTTCGCCAAAGGGTAAGGGTGCCAAAACTCCAGCAAAACCTAGTGAAAGAATTAAAGGGTCCAAGAAAAACAAAGAAGGGTCTGCGTCTAAAGCGAGTTCCAAGATTGAAGTAGGCTCAGTTTTAAATTCTTTAAAAGAAAAGCTAAAAGCCCATAACGAAAAATATGGAAAAGAAAAAGGTAAGAAAGTTACACTAGGCATGCTAAAAGCAGTTTATCGAAGAGGGGCTGGTGCTTTCTCATCGACTCACAGACCGAACATGTCGCGATCTGGGTGGGGTGTTGCTAGAGTTAACGCTTTCTTAAAGTTGGTAAGGAGTGGCAGCCCTTCAAACCCAAAGTACAGGCAAGACAACGATTTGCTGCCTGCTGGACATTCAAAAAAATCATCTGAAAAAATGGATAAACCCAAAAAGGACTTTAACATGAGTGAAAAGATATTAAGTGAAGAAGAAGTGGGCTTGGAACTTGACCTTGAAGAAGAAGTTTCAGAACCGAATGAAGAGGAACAAGAAGAGCATGACGAATCTTACTTTGAAGAAGATACTTTAGATCAAGACGATAAAGTTGAAATTGATTGGCAAATTCTTGATCTTGCCTTAAGCGCGTTGACAATGAAAGAGGGTTTGCAGCTGACTGCTGAAGCAAGGAATAGTTTGCCTGATTCTGCTTTTTGTGGACCAGAAAGATCATTTCCAATTCATGACTGTGCTCACGTTATTGCAGCAAGAGATTTAATTGAGAGATCTAAATTTCCAGAAAATGTCAAAGCGAGAGTGCTTCTTAGTGTAGATGAGAAAGCATCGATAATGGACTGCGACGCTTCAGAAGAAACATTGAAACTACTTAAAAAAATTGACAATTTAAAAGAACAGTATTACGATCTAGAAAATAAATTTAAAACTGTAGTCGCTTTTATTGAAAATAATAAATTAAATTCAGTTGGAAGTGACAGTGATTTAAGTGTTACTATTGAAAAAAATGAAGATTTAGTTGAAAATGAAGATGAAAAAGTATTAATACTAGAAAAAGAAACGGAAAAAGTTTTTTCAATGTCTGAAAAGGTACTCTCTAATATGGATAAAGTAACAAGTCCTTCAGCCCATGCAAGCGAAGAGGAATATTCAAGCAGATCTAGCTACGATGCATTAGGTGCGTTTGAGCAGAAGATCGTAATGGACTACAAGACTATTCTATCTGACAATGGGAAAGATGCTGCAGACAACTATCTTTATTCTAAATCTAATTACTTACCTCGTGGTTTCAACCCAAATAACTTTTAATTAAAAGAACACAAAACTTAGGAGATGAATTATGGCTATTAGTCGATTCCAAAGTGCATTTAAAGTTAGAACGGATATGATGGATAACATCACTCCTAACAATACCGTTCAAATGAATGCTTCAGTCCCTGCAGGTGAATGGAAACCTGCTTCTTGGTTACCTGTAATCTGGCAAAATGAAGCCTCTAAAGATTACTTTACTATTTCTTCTGGGAAGGTTGTTTCGTTTGATTCAACTGGTCGAGTCGTTCCAGCAGGCCTGCTCCGCAGACTTGAGGGCGCTAAAGGCGATACTTTCATTGAGTACACGGCTGAAGATGTGAAGGCTAGAGTGATTGACATTGAAACCGGTGATTTCGTTACTGCTGCGAAAGTTGTCAAAAACGAAGACGCAATGGTTGCTGTTATTAGTCACGGTTGGGTTATAACTGACGAGGTCCCCACTGACGACGATGCGTCTTGCCAAGCTGTTGGCGCACTTTTCATTAGCGCACCTGTTGGTGTGGCTGCTTATGACGTTTATGCTTGGGCTGGTGATGACCCAGCGAACCTTCATTTCACTAACTACCAGAAGCAACACCTCATTCAGTTCTTTACTGATATCCAAATGCGCGTTGGTCATGTTTGTGATGCAACGGCTGAAGATGTGTTTGGAGCTAATACTTTGAAGTCAGGCGCGCAACTTGGTGCACTTCATCGCTATTCGCATCTGGATATGTCAGCAAGTATGGCTTACGAGTGGACCAGCAAGCTTGCTTCACATACTTCTAGAACTCCAGTTGTTGCTGAGACCGCTCAGGGTGCCTGGTCTGGCCGTGAACGTAGCGACATTGGCCTTTTAGTGAAGGCTGGCGACTGGTATCTTGATGGCGACGCAGGTCGAGTAATTTTCTTCCAAGCTGCTGGCGCTGCACAGGCTCCTATTGATGCTAACGGTGATGCCCTTACTGCCCTTACTGCATTTGATTATGCAGGTGCTGCTTCTGCTCAAGAGCAGATGATGCACTTTGTTGGTGATTGCAAGCCTGGTGATTTTGTTACATTTGACGAGAACTCTAACTTTGTTGCTCGAAGTTTGAACTGGTTGTCTCTTGTAGCGGGTGGCACAGAGGGAGATATTGAGGCTGGTCTTGGCAAGCTTCAACGCGAGCAAGAGCTTACTGTTGGTCGACTCCTTGAGCTCCAGAAGGAGCCTCGTGGTCTTCTTGAGCGCGTTCGCACTGGTTGGAAGGGCGAGGAGTTTGGCGCTGATGCTAAGATGCCTGGTTCTGCTACGAAGGGCTTCTCTGATTTGATTACTCTTTCAGATGAAGTTATTGCTGACGAAATCGCAATTGTTAACGTCAAGATTCAGTAATAAATTAATATAAAGGATATTTATCATGGCATTTAAACTAACAGATGGAAACACCCTAGAGCTTCCAAACAATAAGAAAGCTGCTGCTCGTTACGTAGCTGATATGATTCATAACCGTGGTCATCTTCCTGATAGTGAAGAGATGGTTACTTGGAATGAGTTTGTAAACGTAATTTCTCCTAAGAATCGTGATGCAATCTCTTCTTCAGAGATCTCTCCTTTGCTCCAGCAGTCTATGGAGATTCTCATACGAGAGCCTGTAGAGCCTCGGATGAACATTACGCCACTGTTCACTCGAATCCAAGCTAAGGGGCTGAATACTCAGATTCTTGCTGGTGCTATGGGTGCAGTTTATGCTGCGGATGTACAAGAGTCAGGCACCTACCCAGAAGTAAACTTCCAAATGGGTGGCGCTGTTTCGACTGCATTCATCGGCAAGAGTGGTATTGCTGCTTCTTTTACTGACGAAGCTCTTCGTTATAGTACGTTTGATATTATGGCGAAGAATCTTGAGCTCATGGGTAATGCGATGGTTCGCCACAAGGAGCAGAAGGCCGTAGCTTTCCTTAAGCAGCTTGGTACTTCACTTTTTGACAACCTCCAGCCTGCTAGCTCACTTTATGGTGTATGCACTGGTCGCGGCGTTAAAGAGGTCGCTGGCACTCCGAAGCTTGTCGCTAATGGTTCAATGACTATGGAGAACCTCATGCGTGCTATGGCTCACATGAGCGAGGAAGGTTTCACCCCTGATACCCTACTTATGCATCCACTCTTTTACTACACCTTTATTCAAGATCCCGTAATGAAGACTATGATGCTTGCACATGGTGGTGGTTCTATCTTCAACCCTTACACTGGTGATCCAGGTCCTCGCGACCCCTATAGTAACGGTGCTCTTGGTGCACGAGGACCTAGCAACGGTACTCGCGTTGTCAATCCTCGCGGCATTGGCAGTAGCGGTCAAGGCTCTAATGGCGGTGCAGTTACCTCTGTACTTGAGCGCAGCCAGCAGATGACTTCTGCCCCTAAGCTTCCGTCATATTTCCCGTTTGGCTTCCAGATCATTGTGTCTCCTCTCTGTCCTTATGATCCTGAGACTGAGACTGGCGACATCTTCCTTCTCTCTAGTGGAAATGTTGGTTTCCACCTTGTTGATGAAGACGCTACTACTGTTGAGTGGCGCGATGAGGGCACCGAGACCGTAAAGGTAAAGATTCGTGAGCGTTACGGTTTTGCAGTAGCGCATGAGGGTCAAGGCGTTGGCGTCTTCAAGAACGTCAAGCGTGCTCTCAATGAGTATGATGGGTCGGTTAACGCTCAGGTTGGAGATCTTCTTGACATCGAAGAAAGTGATGTAAAGTCTAACCTCTAGTCAAAGGCTTTTTGACTACCATTGATTTGGTAAGGTTACTTTTGTATAAAAGGGGATGGGAGCTCAAAGGCTTTCATTCCCTTTTATTGTTTATGGAGTTTGTAATAATGGGTTTATTTAAAAACGGGCTAACTGAATTGGAAATCCTTATTAAAGAGAGCTTTAATTTTGAAGATAAGGAGGAGTATAATTTTGAAATAGAGACAGAAGGAAAATTTGTTAAAATTGAAATACCTGTAGTAACAGAAGTAACCACTGAAGGAGAAGACAATGGGAATAACATTCCATCCAGACCAAAGTTACCCAACAAATAACGAGAATCAGTTTCCTATTGGTCAAGAAATAGTATTAGTATTTAATAAACCTTTAGACCTTAAGGCCGCTAAAGAAAGCGTGATACTTTACGGTCCTGATAGTGATAAAACTTCTGGTCCTGATAATGGGCTGTGGTTGAATCGTTCTGATGGTACCAATCCGTTCTTCTTGAATTCTCCAGGTTTCAAAGGATTTGTTGAGTGTGAGTTTGAAAGCTTTTTAGTAAACAACCTGGAAGAATTAAAAGTAATAGATTCTCAAAAATTAATATCAAAAGTTGAGGTCGATTCATTTACAGTCTTAGTGGTTACACCGAAAAATCCGCTTAAAATTAATACAAGTTATAATTTATTTATTTGTGGAGAAAACTTAGACAACTTAGAAAATGTACCTGCTGAATTAGCAGCATACAGTCAAAGCAATTGCATATCAGAAAGAACAGTATTTGATGCTTACTATTTTGATGGTTTACAAAAATCTGAATCAAAAAGGTTAAGATCAAAAGGGTCTTTTGAACCCTTGAGTGGTGAGAATGAAGCTAAGCTAAACATAAAGATTGTAACTCCTGGAAACGGGTCTTCAGCCAAGTACGTTTGGTGGTTTGATGGAGAAGAAGAACCTAACAACCCAGCTCACAGTTTATGGAACTCTAGGCTGAGTAGGTGCGTTCAAAGGTGGAGAGTGACTTCAAAAGGGGTTCTAATAAAATTTGAGCTTGCTGAGTACGAAGTAGGTGAGAGATTTAAAGTGGATTGTCACGGTAAAGAATTATTAGAACAATCTTTTACCATACAGTTTAACACAGGCACTGATTCAATCTTTGAATATCCGGAGCACAGCTCTACAAGCCCTATTGCTCCTGGCGGATTACTTCTACCTGACTCGATTGGCGCTCCAGCTGAAGAAAGGGTTGAGGTCTTATCTATGAATCCTGCGGATGGAGAAGTAAATGTCAGGTTAGATTTAAATAAAATCTTTATTAAATTTAACAAAGAAATAGACCCAGCAAGTGTGACCCAAGAAAGCGTAACCCTTGAGTCACATTCTGTCAGTGGTGTTTTTGACGGATCTGGTGGGACTAGATCTAATCGGCCGCAGAAAGTTTTTAAAATCATTTCGGTGTCTGGAGACACTATAACTTTGGAAATATAAGCTAAGGTGTATCATGAGCTGCTCTAACAAAAATGAAAATTGCGGAACCCCTATTCAAGTTCCAAAAAAAACTAAAAAGATTAAATGTGAACGTCAATGCTTCACTGTTGGTGAGGAAGTAAAATTAAAAATGCTTTTTACTGACAGTTGCGGGAAGCCCAGCGATATAAACGGGGCCACAGTTATTTTTGAAGATCCAGATGGAAACGTTGTTGATCCCGGATTGCAAGTGACGAAAATAGATGTTGGATTCTATTATGTAGCTTTTTCTTTTAACCAAAAGGGAACTTGGAAAGATTTTTGGACTGTAGGCCTTTTGGGAGAAAACATTGTTTTTGAAAGCGAGCTACAAGTAATTGGAGGAGGCAATGTAATCCAACCTAAATGCGGTTTAGATTTTAACAGCCTAGTGTTGATCAATTTGAAAGACATAAAAGATGTAGACGGAAACGCTTTACTGAAAGATTACAACCTATTCTTCACTACAGAGTACAATCCGTTTTATGCATCAGTAGAGATGTTAAGAATGGAAATGGGTGGCTGGGCTAACAGTGTGCCTGACGATACAATAGCGTTATCGATTCACTGGTCTTCCCTAGAGGCAGACAACATAACAGGAAGAAAGCCAAATTCTGAGAGGTACTATTTTGCAAGAAGCAGGTTTGTGATGTACGATGCGGCTTTGAGGTTGTTTAGTATGCCAATAGGAACTGCAGGTTCCGATGGCAAGCAGAAACAACTTGGAGATTTGATGATTCAAAACAAAGATAGCTTAGACTTTGAACTTAAAGATTTAATCAAAGAGCTAAAAGCTGAAAGAGATGAATGGTGGAGGGTCGTAAATGCAGGAGGGTGTATTGTAAATGGACAGGGTCTGGGGCCTGCATTTGCGGAAAAAAGCAGAAAATCAAGGGGGTACCAAACTTCGAGAGAATGGCACGACCCTTGGGTGGAAGGATATGTTCAGCCTAGCCAAAATTCAAAATACAGGGCTTTTGGAGAAAACAAATATAAGCATGGTTTCACTCCTTTTACTGATCTTGAGTACACTCAAATAAAACGAGGCAACAGGAAATGAGCATTAGAAGCTTTGATGAATCTCATGGGTGCGAAATAGATTTGCGCAAAGAATTCGATAACATAGTTTTTGGTATTGGAGGCTGCAAACCACACAACCATTTAATTTTAATAAGAGCGGCTCGGAAAAACAGTGAAAATGAATTAATAAAATGTGCTTGCGTATCTCAGTTGACAGATGAAGCGGATGGGGAGACTGAGTGTAAGCACTGCTTGGGGGAGGGATACATCTGGGATGAAAGATTTTCTCGCTGTTATTCTAGTCTAGTAGGAGCAGACGGTGGGAAAGGTAACAGGATGAAAAGAATAGCTGCAGGTGAAATAAGAACTGATTATAAAATATTTTATTTAAGATATGACGAAAAATTATCTTACAGAGATAAAATAATTCAGTTGTCTCTTGATATTGAAGGAAAGCTATTAGTACCATACAAAAGAGAGACAGTTTACAGACCTGAAACGATTCAGAAATACCGAGCAGATAATGGTCGGGTTGAATACATTGCCGTTTATTGCAGAGAAGACAGTTCTATAAGAGAGAATATTTAAATGCATGATTATCGTAATAACGACCAAATACTCATACATGTTGTAGACGGATTGGGAAATATATCTTCAGAGGTTTTAGCTCCTGAAGATTTTATTTTAAGAAATCCATATAACATAAACTTGGATAGAGTCTTTATGGTAAATACTGCGCCTTTAACTCTTGATAGTTTTTTTGATGTAGCACAAAAAATAATAGAAGACTCTCAAAACAAAGACGGGGTTAGGGAAAAAGCTAAAGTTCGGCTAGTAGAAGAGTATCCGCCTGAAAACATGGACGACTATGGTAGTGAAGTGATCACTTTTAAGGTGGTCGAAAGAAAGCCAGGAATGATGAATACTAAAGGTACAGATAGGCCGCATCGAAAAGCGACATATTCGCACCAAGAGATGCGACCGAACATGCCGAACAAAATAATTACAGTGGAGTCGAGACCCGTGGATCATGTAATAGAATTCAATTGTTGGGCGACCTCAAACAAACTGGCTAATAAACGCGCAATATGGTTGGAAAAGCTATTCGTAAACTCTGCTTTTGCTTTTGAGCTAAAAGGAGCAGAAAGATTTTTCTGGAAAGAAAGACTAACTGACAATTATATGAGTATAAATGGTCAAAGAGTTTTTTCAAGACCCATAAGATTCTTTTTGAGATTCAGGGAATTCGATGCAAAAGCTTATTCAGTAATAAAAAAAGCGCTTATTAATTTAAAAATCTTATCCTCATAAATTTATTTTACGCGTAACTTATGACACAGGAGTTATCAAATGGCATACGAAAATTTAACTTATACAAACATTGCAGGTGAAATGACAGCCACCTATAATGACAACAATATGCGGAGGCAAGCAGCAAATTCTCCTGCAACTGGCCCTGGACTGATGATGACGGCTACTGCCCAATCAGGCCTTGACGTACAAGCTTACAGAGCTGCATCTTCTGTCGTGGCAGTTCAAGACGCTGCAAGAGAATTTAACGTAAAAAGTGATGTAACAAAGGTTGTTGCAGCTGCACAAAGCATTGCTGGCGACCGGACCCCGCTTAGCGTGATGAGGATTGGCGCTAAACCTTACCACATGTTCTTTGAAAAAAGCACTGCAGGCATGCAAGAAAAAGAAGCGTGGATCAGAATTACACCTTTTGCCACTCGAGAAACGAAAACAGAAGAGGGTTTAAAATCAACTCAAGATCAATTGGGTTTGATTCTAATGCCTTTCAGGGAGGGATCTCTGATACGTCAAAGAGCAATCATTTTTAACACTGATAGCGCTAGGCCTGTTTTTGACAGTGAAGGAATCTTGATACCTAGCGTTGCAGAGGCTCTTTTTGATGTTGAGCTAAACGTTCCTGCAGGTTATTTCCTTTACACTCCAGATACATTCGAAGATAATATTTTGAATGCTACTGATCCAAGTCTTGAAGAAATTTACAGATTGGCAGACATTAAAGCTGGCATGCAAAGCAACTCTTCAATTAACTTAAACGGAACCTCTTCATTAAATGGTGTTGAAGTTCTTGACGGTTATTTAAGCAAGATTAAAATTGTTGATGAATTTGCGTTAAAGAGCAAAAGTCTTTCAGACTTTAACGCTGAAAATGTTGGTGGAGAGCTTAAGGTTAGAGGCCTTGGAGGTACTAATGGCGATTTTATTAATCATTGTGAAAGATATGCTGCTAATGAGGTAGCTTACGATGAGCTTGAGTTTGAAAACCTTGCATTCTTACACTGTGATAAATGTTATGCAGATGTTGGCGCAGTTGAGCTTTCGAACAGCATGGATTTGAGAGCTCAAGCTTCATGGCAGAAAAATAGCCTTGGCTACATGTGGAAATATGAGTTCAATGGCCGCCCACACGTCTTTATGAGTGCCAGGAAAAATCCTTTCAGTGATTCAAATGTTGCCCCTGAATACATTTATGATGGTGTGAAATACAAAATCAGCAGTAAGCAAGCAAGCGTGGGTGACGTTTTAAATCTTGTAGAATTTCATATGCATCCAAAAGCTTCAGGCTCTAGTACTGAAGTTGAATCTTTCTTTGATGAAAAAGGTTTAATCCAGTGCCATGTTTCTTTCGATTGTGATAGAGCTGACATTGATGACACTTTTGGTAGGAATGAAGTTGAATTTGAAGCACTAGGCGCTTTTGCAGGAAACGGTGTAGACGCTATTGGATTTAGTGAAGCTCAATACGATGCTTTAAAAGCTGATGGTGCTGGTGTATTTAGTGACAATAACGAAAACGACGGTGCAGGTAACGGTTTTGATGACCGTACTTCATTAAATGAGCAAGACCATGCTGGTTATATTGGTGCTGCATGGACGGAAGTAAATGTTGAGGGTCAAAGTGAAGCAGAGTATGATATTTACAAAGCTGCAGATTACCAAGGAACTATTGAGGTTCAAACACCATTTGCAACCTTGGAAATTGATGGTCAAAGATTCGATGAGGGCGACCTTGTAAATGTTGTTCGACTTCGACCTTCAATGGTTGATGGTAGCAGGGCTTTAAGCTTGTACGCGCTTCAGTCTCCAGAGAGAATTGAGGTAGACCCGTTTTTCATGAGTCACTTTGAGCTTACTGGAAACGTTATTCCAGAAGCAGTTATGTCAAGGATTCTAACGTTCACGGATCCAGTTTACAATGGCAACTTAATCGATGGAGCGCTTAAAGGAAGTATTGCTTTGGTAGCTTCAAACGTTGAAGTCAGGGAAGTATCTTTCTTACATCAGTCTGCTACTGCAGCCTACAAAGCGTCTACGAATTACTCTCAGACTATTGCGGTAGTGCCATGCTCACCCCCTTCTAGAAGCAGAAACGGAGTTTCTGCTTGGGCAGGAAATCCCGCAACTTATCGAGTAGAAAGTAATGGTGATGTTAAGGTAATCCAGAATGGTAGTGGTGTTCTAGGTACAAAGCTTTTGGCTGGAGCAGTCGATTACAGAGGGGGAGCTGCTTTTGGCGGTGTAATCCTTACCAATGGAGATTTGCTACCTAATGGGATTCCATATGGGATTGATGATACCGATGAGGCAATTGATTCGCTTGGCAACCCTATTGATTTAGGAAAACATGTTATCGTTGTAGGTGCTTATGGCTTGATTCAAGACCCGCAATCAAGCATTTCAACAAACGGCAGGAAGATCAATATTGGCAGAACAAATCCTTATATTGGGAATGCTGGGCCAATGATTGCTGGCTTACTTTCAGTTCTAGAGCCTGGAACGGAGCCTATTGGGCCGATTCGAGGTAGAATTGCTGGTTTTGATGCGCAGCAAAGAACGCCGAGAGCTGTTTTAGATAACCTTGCTGCACTTAGAATTTGCATGATTGATCAAACTGGAGTGATTTCTTCGATTTACACTGCAGCTTTGAGAACATCTGATTACAGTAAGGTTTCGTCTATTCTAGCGGGAAATGCCATCCTTACAAGAATGCGAAATGAGTGCATGCAGATTATTGGTTCTGCTTATACTGATCAGCAGATTTCAAGTTTGGCTCAACGGCTAGATGGTGTTTGTAGAAGCTTGGTGCAACTGGGGTATGCTCAGAGGCTCAGCGCGCAATTGCGTGGATCTCAGCTTGATAGAATTAATGGCATTGTTAGACTTTCTGTAACATTTATTCCGCCATTATCTATCGAAGCTATTAGTATTGATCTTACTCTTGAACCACCTGCAAGCGGCATTTAATTTAAAAACAAAGGAGATTGAATAATGGCAACTTCATTAGACTTAAGTAGAACCTATACATCTTATTCAGGTGTTGATATTAGAGTTATTATTAACGGTGCACAAGCAGGCAGTATGCAAGCTTTGTCTTACGCTATCCAGCGCGAGAAAGCACCCATCTATGTTATGGGATCAGTAGACCCCGTTTCTTACTCTCGTGGTAAGCGTGGTATTGCTGGTACGATGATCTCACTTATGATGGACGTGCATATGCTTTACACGCCATCGTTTACTGGTGAGCGTGCTCTCCTTGACAAAGACGAAATTTTCCCTAGCTACAGTGGTGAAGCGGGGGGGTCTAGCACGAATAATCAAAGCATCACTAATTACAACACAAGCGCTTTGAATAATGCAAATAATGAAACTTCTACCGTTAGCCTTAAAGATGTTGATGGTAATCTTGCAGGAAGATTACTTCGGACACTTCCTGGTAATGATCCCGCGAGCGTAGAATTTAGTGGCGGACCAACTCAACGCTTTGATCCTCAACGTTCATATGAGTTAGATAACTTAGGTAACAATTATTCTGTTGCAAAAGTATTTTATGTAGACCAGATCTTACCGTTTGATGTAACTATTGTTGCTGCGAATGAGTATGGTCAATCTGCGCAGATGCGTCTTTATGGATGTGAAATTCTTAATGAGGGTTCAGGTTTTTCTATAGACGACATTGTAATAGAGAATCAAATGACTTATGTTTGTCGAACGATTCTACCTTGGAGAAGTTTCGCTTTGAATGGTAGCTCAGGAAAATCTGCAAGAGATGAACTATATGACCACCACGATAAAGATGCAGTAAGGGAAGGTCAACCGGGTAAGGAGGCTAATGCAGATTCACGGTTTACTTACAGCAAGTAAGTTAAACTTAATTGTAGATTACCCCAAGCTATAAATGTTATAAATAGTAATAACTTTTTAGCCTGGGGTAATATTATGTCAAGAGTAGATGCCTCTACATCTTTATCACAATCATATAGCTCTTTTTCTGGAGTTGATATCAGGGTGATAATCAATGGTCACGAATGTGGAAGTATTCAACAGTTAAGTTACATGATACAGCGTGAAAAGACGCCTAATTATGTTATGGGCTCTGTTGATCCAATCTCTTTTGGTAGGGGGAAGAGAGGTATCAACGGGGTTATTAGAGGCTTGCTTTTAGATTTGGATCTTTTGTATTCGAAGTCTTTTGAAAATGAAAAAGCGCTGTTAGACAGAGATGAGCTTTTCTATTCAGAAAAAATAGAAAAAATAAAACAGACTCGGAAAACACATATTGCCGCGCCTTTAGTAAAAGACCCTGAGCCGTTGTCTGGACGTTATACATGGATTTATGAAGAATATATAAAACCTAATTTTTTTCCTGGTGTTTCCCTAAAGGACACTGCTTATAATTGCTTAGAGTCGGCTTTTGAAAGTGCTCTTAAAACCCTCGCTAAGTCTTTTTGGTTGGGTGCTGCTGGTATTGCTAGAGCTTTGATCCAGGCAGCAGTATCGTGTGCTGGTGCTGGTTTTGAAGGCGTTGTTTACAGGGGCGGGGCTAGTCAGCTCGCGATGGACCTAGCATTAATGGCCCCCACTTTTACATATTATGTTGCATATGATGAAGCAGTAGAAAGGCGTCAACTTATTATTAATAATAATGTAATAAGAAGAAGAAGGGCCAAGCCTACAGTAAAAATTGAAGAAACAATCGTTGAGAAAAGAGTTGGGCAAAACTCGAATTATGCTTTAAACCATGAATACAATTTAGATAATTTAGGTTCGAATTACACAGTAAGTAAAGCTGAGTATTTGGATCAAATACTGCCTTTTGATATAACAATAATAGCTGTAAATGAATACGGTCAATCAGCTCAAATGAGACTGTATGGTTGCGAAATTATGTCTGCTAACTCTGAGCTTAGCATAGATTCTATGACAGTACCTTACTCTTTGAACTTTACTGCTAGAGCAATTTTGCCTTGGCGTAGTTTTGATTTGGGCGACGAACGGGGTAAAACTACGCCGCAAAGTAATGAAGCAAAACAGACCGCCGCAAGGTTTGATAAACGTGCAAGCCAAGAAAGCGAATTCGGTGGTGGTATTAAAGTTAAAGATCAGGGTAGCTTAATAGATGACGAAGAAATAGATATAGCAGATGATTTGTTAGATGAGCCATTAGATTTTGATGAAGATAGAGATAATGACGGTATCTTAAATGAAAATGATCCAAACCCCGATATTATGGATGACCCTGCTGTTTTTGAACAGGAGAGGATAGAAGAAGCAGAGGACGTTCAAGTAGATGAACTTACAGAAGACGAAGTTGAGCGAACATTCCAAGATACAGATAATGACGGTGTGCCCAATATAGCTGACCCTGACAACGATAATGACGGCATACCAGATGGAGATGATCCAGCGCCTAACTTTGGGGATGATAGCTCAGGGTTCCATGAAGCAGTAGATACTGATGGGGATGGAGTTCCAAATTTTGACGACGACGACGATGACAATGACGGGGTAACTGACCCTGGGGACGCTTTCCCCTTAGACGCAAATGAAAGCGTTGATAATGATCAAGATGGTTCGGGTGCAAACTCAGATCCTGATGACAATGACCCGACCGTAATAGGAGTATAAATGAGTAGCGCTAATTACACATATAGCTATTCTGGATCAGACTGTGATGCGTTTGCTTTTTTTCCTGGAAGTGATGGGTTGCGGGAAGGGATAGAAGCTATTGCAGTGGAGAATGCAGCAGCTAATCAAACTAAGGTTGCTGGTTGGACGCTATTCCAAAATACCACGCGACATTATTTAGGAGGCCAAAACCCTTTTGGTAGAGTTCCAAAATTGGACCCTACTTACGACACAAGCAAGGAAGTGGCAAACCCTAATTTTTTCACTCCAGTGCATTTAACACAAATGGCTACGATATCCATTTCGATACATGAAGCCAAGTCCCCCGTAAGGAGGATTGGCGAAAGAGGTGTCTCTGGATACACTCGTGGTATTAGAACTATTGCTGGAACTATAGTGTTTTTAGTAATAGAAGACCATCCATTAAGAATGTTGGCCGCAAAAGATCCTGCTAACATTTACAACAATCTAATTGGCTGGTCCAGAGACTTAGAAACGAAAGGGGTTGGATCAGGGTACGGTGAAATTAGATTTGATAATAAAATATCTACATTAATATCACCAGTGAATATTATGCTTAGATATCAAACTGAAGTAGCTAGGAATGGGGTTGCTGACGCTGGTGCATCTATGATGCTAGAAGGTGTAGAGTTTGTAAATGAAGGTATTGTTACTTCTGTAAATGACATGGTGACTGAAGTCGTTTGTCAGTTCGTAGCGCAAGACGTAAGACCATTTACTGATTTAAACAAACAAACCTCTCAAGAAATTATCAATGCATATAATGCTCACAAAGGCAAAGACTTATATGAACCGTATTATAGGCAATTGATTAACAGTCATAAAAGTCAGCAACCAGCTGCTCAACCAAATCAATTCGGAACTACAAGCGTAGAGATCGATGGATATGAAAGATAAATTATGAGTTTTTATAATTACGAATATTTTTCTGGAGCAAATGTATCTATTGCATTCGAAAATGCAGATAAAGAACTTGGCTACAAAGAGGTGCTGGAGTGTGCAGGGATAAGTTATAGCATACAGAACTCTCAACAACCTGTTTACGGATACGCATCTACAAAATTCGATGCAATGCTCCCAGGAAGAGAAATCGTGCAAGGTAATTTTGTTGTAAATTATGTAAAACCAGATTATATAATAAATGACATTCTTTCTACCGTCTCAAGCCGGGCGGAGATGATGTCATTTAATGGTTTTTTAACAGAGGCGTTTGATATTAAAATAAGATTTGGAGATCAAAGTTACATTGTGTTAAAAACTTGTTATATTATTTCTAGAGGGCAAACAGTTCAAATATCTGAACAAGTGCTTTTAGAAGAATATAGTTTCTTAAGTAGATCAATAGAATTTAAGAATCTTAAATAAACTTTGAAAAGGTAAGTAATGGCTATAAAAGGTAAAAAGCTTAATCAAAATCTAGTAATGTTTGGAGAGCCTTTAAATGATAAGGCTAAAAACGCCCTTGAAAGGGGCTCTCCTACAGCCGACCAAATCATTCAAAGCTTACCGCCTAGCGCTTTCATACCAGCGCCAAAGCTTACAGAAGCTGAAAAAGTCGCGACAGCGGAAATGTTAAAAGTGGAAGCTGAAAAAGAAAAGCTTTCTAATGCAAAAGAATTGAAAAGAAAAAGGCTTGAAAAGAAAAAGGCGGCCGCTTTAGAAAAAAGTAAAGAGCGTCAACTTGAAAAAAAAGCAAAAGTGAAAATTGCCCCTGCTAAAGAAGTTGAAGTAACTGAAGAAGAACCAACCATCATTAAAGCATTAATAGAATCAACACCAGAACCGGAGATTATAACTATGAACTTAGAAGAAGAACTCAAAGCATTAGAAGATTCAATCGCATCAGAAGAGAAAGAAATTATGGAGGAAATGCCACAAGCTGAAGTCAGCGGGCAGGTGGACCTTAAAGACCAGATTCTTGAGTTGTTGAGTAGTGAAAAAAACCCACCTAGTTTAGACTTGATATCCTCATGGAAAGAAGCTTACGGGAAAAATGGAATCCATGTAATGGCGTTTGGAGAAGGTGAGGTTTATATCTATCACCACCTCACTCGGGGTGAGTGGAGAAAAATAAAAGAGTTAATGAACAAATTAAAAGAGAGCCAAAACCCTGACGAAGTTGAAGAAAAGTTAAAAGAAAAAGTAGTTCTTTACTGCGTGCTGTGGCCATCTTTAGAGGAGCGGTGGTTAGAGTATTGCAAAGCGGGTATACTAGATTCTCTTTATCAGATGATTTTGTTGAATTCTGGATTTTTAACACCGCAACAGTCAATGTTACTGACTACTCAGCTTTAGAATAGGGCGCTGCAATGGATTTAAAAAAAGTCTTAGAATCAGACTGTGATTTATATTGCATTGCATTTGATGAGTTCTGCACTTTTGAATTTAGATTACTTAAAATAAAAGAGTTTAATCTATTCAATAAATTGTTAAATAGCAACGTACCACCTTATTTGCTTTACGATGAAATATTCAACTTGTGCTGTTTGGTGAATACTGCTTATTTACCTAATTCTTTACCTGCTGGTTATGGAATTAGCACTGGCGAGCTTATATACAAGTTGTCGGGGGACAATAGTGGAGAAGAATTTTTATTGGCAATTGCCAATGAAAGAAAACTGAACCCTATAGACAGCATATACGAGCATATGCGTTGTACTATTTTTTCTGCGTTTAACAGTATCGCTCCAATTGATATTGAGAATATGACAGAAAAACAATTTTTGAAAAATTTTGTTGCAGCTGAAAATTTATTGTCTAAAACTAAATCAGGATTTGAAAGAATCAATCTAGAAAATATATATAAGGAAATGTATAATATTCAAGATGAAGATCCTGACGCGGGTGCAAAAGAACCTGAAAGTGAAACGCACTATGTAAACGATTCTCAGCTTCTAGAAAAAGAGTTGGGTTACTGGGAATTGCAAGAAGTCGAACAGGAATTTTTAAAAGAAGAAATGAACAGACTGAATAAGGAGAAATTGAGCGCTTCGCAGCTTAGATCTCTAGATAAAAGGTAGCTCACAATGTTTACTCAACAAGGTCCTGGTAGTGTTTTTTATTCAGCTGTAGCGGCTGAACCTGATATGCACCCTCTAATAGAAGGGGCGCTATCCTTGACACCATATGCAGCAGGACTTGCTGGGGCACATTTCTTAATGAATAGCCAGTATGGTGGTAGTAAAAACACTTATACTAAATATGATATCTTGCAGCGGCAGATAAGAAACTTAGCAAACAAAACTCCTTTTGGGTTTGCAAATACTTTTAGGTTACCTGAATTCATGAGCCCATATCTTTCTCCAGAAGCGTTGGGCATGGAGAAGGGAGTCTCATCTTTAGACTCTAAGGAAATGCACAAATATGTTTTTTCTTCAGACTCCTTAAGCAAAGAAAGTACAAGGAACCTAGTTAAGGGTATTATTGGCGAGGACTCTTATTCAGACATAGCCACTCATTTCTCTACTGATGACGATAGGTTCAGGCTTGTTTACGAGCAAGAATCTAAACAAAGGGGTCGGGGGAGATTAATCTTTGAAGAGCTTGAAGAGTTTCAAGAGCCAGTTGTTGATTCAACTGGCAAGCAAACTGGAATTGAAACTAAACTAAAGACGAAAAAAGGCGCATCAAAACTTTTGTCTAGCGATGTGGCCGTGCAAAATTTACGTTACTCAGCAGACCCTTATGATTTGATAGAGGAACTAAACCTTTCAGGAAAAATCAATCCTGCTTATCAAGGCTCTGTACAGAACATGGACGTGCCAGGAGTAGTCTTTGAAGATATTTTTAAAGGTTCTGACGGTAGCGTAGAGAGGTTAGGTTTAATAGCTTCAGCGAAAGGTAGTTTTTCTTCATTAGAAGATTTAAGAAGAAGAACTGCCTACCCAACGGCTTACTTGTCAGCAGGTTTAAATAGATTCAATAGAGTTATATCAGCTACAAAAGAGCAGATACCTATTTTAGGAAAACATCTTAGTGCTTTTGCAGACGCTACAGGCTTAGGCCTTACTACCAAGCCTGGGCCGTTTTATAAGCAATTTTTTGAAATAGGTTACAAGGCCAGCAAGATTGGCGCAGCTAGTATTGGGCTAGCTACAATTGACCACTACAGAAGGAATCATGGCAGTGCAGGTAACTTAATTGCTTCAGCAGGCACAAGCGTTGGATTTGCTTATTTGTATGATAAGATGTCCAAAGGTGGAGGAAAATTCACGCCAACAAAAGTCGGCGGGGCAGCTTTTTTAGCGCAACTACTGGCTCCAGGTTTTGATAAAGGTATCATAGAGGGGGTAGCAACTACAGCTGTAAACCTGGACATAGGTCGATCTTACCTAGGGCAAATCACAGGAATGTCTTATGTAAAGAGAGGCATAGAAGGGATAATGCCTGGCTTCACAGATGCAACTACTGGTTTGTTTTTAGGTTTAGGCGCTGCTGCTTTGTCATATTCAGGATACGGAAGTGAATATTTAAGAAAGAGCGCAGACAATAATTTGAGTGCAATAGATAAGATTGCAAAAAAAGTTGTGCCAGATTTTATAAAAGACAGGGTGGGTTTAGTTGCTTCCGCCAAAACTGGAAAAGTAGATATACCTCTAACAAGTAAGCAAGTAAAAGCATCAGCGTTATATGATGCATTAGTACCAATAAAATCTGGAAGTGGCAATTACAGCGAAAATTTTATGAAATACAACCCTCTTGGTGAGGAGATTTCAAATCTACATGCGGGCTCGCCGGAAATAAAAGAGTATACGAGGCGTATTGACGAAATAATTAAAAATAAAGGGGCAGGAGATTTAGAGAATTCAGAAATAAAAAAGTTAGGTACTTTTTTTAATAAAAATAAAGATCTATTTCAAATTGTCGGAAACATTACAGATGTGTCGAAAAGAGAGAAAGAAATCTTAGATTTTGAATATAATATAAATGCAAAAATTAGATCAGACGTTTATGATAATAATTACAAATCCAATGATTTAAATAGATCTTTATTAGATAGAATTGAAATAATAAACAGTAAATATAAATCCGGAAGCATTTTAGACAACACGCTAAGGCGTACTGAGATACTTGGAGCAGAAATATTTCATTCATTCTTGGGCGCCCCGATGAAAGGGGACGTAACAAGAATGGTTAACGGTGAAGAAGTAACTAAGACTTACGATGAGTTTGCTAAAAGTTTAAATGCTTCACCTATTTTAAGAAGATTTGGAGCTTTATTTTTAGGGGTTGCAGCAACACATCAGCTTTTAACGGGAAGCCTTTTTGGTACAATGGAAAACCCAGATGAACTAAAAGAAATTTATTCTGGTAAAAAGCTTGTAGAAATTAAAAAAGGAAGATGGTGGGAAGGTGGCGGGACGCCTTTGGGAGGGAATGAAACTAGTTATTTTAGGCCGCATGCTTATGTATCTTTAATGACGCAAGCAAAAGAGAAAGCTGTTTGGGGAGATGAAACAGAAGAATACTCTCCTTTAAGCCGTTTTATGTTGAAGAATTTTACTTACCATTTGGAAGAGAAAAATTACTATGATAGGCCTTACCCAATAAGTGGCTCTGCTTTTGAAGATGTGCCCGTTATTGGGAGCATACTTTCAAATACAATTGGTCGGTTAATAAAACCCCCAAGGCTAATGCATGAAGAAGAGTTGATGCAAATCAACGACAAAGGGCAAGTCGAGCACACCTACTTGCAAGAGTTTGGATCTAGTAAAGCTTTAGGCCAAATGGGGCCAGGAGTTCCAAAAAGCCCCTACTCTACGTCTTCGCTTTTAGGAGAAGTGCAGTATCAGTTCAGAGAAATAGAGGGTCTTACTGGTTATACAAAAAACTATTTGCAAAAACTGGTAACCGGTAGGGAAACAATAGGTACAAGAGATTTTCAAATGGCCTCTTCTTCAGACATGGATTCTGGAGTGCTAGATTATTGGGATATGGATTTGGGTGGGCTAGGTTTTACTTCAGAGCCAATAAGAAGAATTCTTCCTCGACCAAGATCTACAATTGAAAAGTACAACCCAATTGCCAACACAATGCCTTCATGGATGCCTGCAAGATACAGGAGGGGAGACCCATACAGATCGATTCCAAATGGGTTTTCTAGAATGCCTGGAAAAGCTTATGAAGCTTTAAACCCAGAGGTAGAAGGTCTAGATCCAGAAGACTATCCGGACATACATAAGTACAAGATACTCTCTGATTTGTCGCCTAAATCGAGAGAGACTATTCGGTTAAGAAATCAACTAATGGAAAGAAGAGTCGCTGGGCTTACAACTGATTTAGAAAATAGAATTTTAGAAAACGCTTCTGAAGCACATAGAAAAAAGCTCGCACCTACTAGGGACTTTGAGTATGCGAAAAATGCTATTAAAATTCCTGTAGTATCAGATATCACCAAAAGTTTATATCAAGGTGCAGAAAGCATAATTAGAAAAGTGAGTGCGCCTGCGGAATATTTAATTCCAGGCGGGTTTAGACCAACGCAAAAACTTTTGGGTAAAACAAGGTCCGCAATAGAAGCTTACGAGCAGGAAAGAGTTTACGGTACGACAAACGCTTTTTGGGACAAGCACGTAAGGGACTGGTTCAGACCAGCTTTGTATAGTGCAGCTAACCTAATGGGGTGGGGCGGAAAACCATTACATGTAACTAAAAGAGAAGAATTAGACAGCCATTTTGATAAATTACAATTTTTAAAGTTTATGCAGCTTGCACAAGGTGCAGAGAATGGCAAGGACCGTCAAAGATACATGAAGATGGCAGCTCAAACTAGGACGGGAGTGAATCCTAATGGAGATGCTTTAAGCATGTACTTATCCCTTCCGAATGCAGAAAAAAGATTTTTTGACGCTTTTGCAAATGCAAGAGAAGCTGATCGAGAAAAAATACTAGAGCTTGTACCTGAAGACCAAGTGCATCTTTATAAAGCTGTATGGGGCAGAGTTGATAGCGGTGAAAAATTGACATTAATGGGTGCAGGTGCTAAAGCAAACATAGATCCTGGCTATATGAGTCAGCAATTGCAAGAGGTTGAAAAGTACTTTATAAATAAACCTCTACCTGGGCCTGATTGGATCGGATGGCACAAAGATGTCGATATCGAAGATGTTAAAGTAAAATACATAGACAATAGCAGTCAAGAGACACACGATTATGACGTCTGGAATAGCCAAGTTAGAAGAGCCTCGAGAAGGCCATACTTGGAAGGTTCTGACATGTTCATGTACGAGAGCCCAGGCCCATCAAGAAGCTCTGCAAGAAACAGGCTTATAAGAGGAATGAAGAATTCTACGGGAATAGATTTTAGTAAATCCTTAATAAACACTTCTCACGCTCCTTATGAAAATAGTAGAGCGGAAATACATTACAACGACGATAGGAGCACTGAGATCCTGTCAATGTTAAGTTTAGCGATAAGAGGTTAAAATGTCTTTAATAAATCTATTAAATGAGCAGCAAAAAGATAAAGAAGTGTCGAATATAAAAAACACTGGACGCACAGTAATAGGAGCCGCTGCTGTGGCTGGGACAGCCTACCTGTTAAACGAGAATGTAAATTTAACATCAGGTGTAAAGAAGAGCTTAGGGGCTTTAAAGAACTCTTCTGCTTCGCAAAATGAGTTAGGTCGGGCAGGAAGCATAATTAGAAAAGATGCTGAAAGGTTAAAGAGTGTTGTAAACGAAAGCAGGAAAGTAGCACTTAAAACTTTTAAAGAGGAGATTTTAAGTAGTGAGAACCTAGAAAGAATGTTTAATGAAACATCTTCCGCAAATGAAGCAAGGGCTTTTTTGTCAGCACTTTTTGATACTGCTAGCGAAAGCATGATTGATGATTCGGGATCACTAAAAGCATCGTTAGAAAAACTGTACCAAGGTGTTGAAACAGGAAACATCGAACAGGTTGATATGCGGACTGCTATTGATTTTTATAAAAGTAGTGTAAGTACTAGCGGTCCAAAGTTGCAAGAATTCAAAAAAAGACACTCTTCAATGATGAAAACAAAAGGCCAATTCAATACCACCTTCAAAGATTTCACAACAGAAGGAACCTCCACTGTAGAGTGGAAGTCAGCATCGACAAGTGATCTGAGTAGAAAAGCGACGAAGAAATATGGGGAACTTAAATCCATGGCTTCAGGAAAGAATATACAATTAGTATCTTTAGAAGAGTATGGACCAGGTGAAGGTAAGTCTACTTATGCGAGAGTAGAGCATAGCAGTGGGAGGTTTCAAAACGTAGCTTTAGACCTGGCTAAAGACCCAAGATCTGGAATGACAATAATAAGAGGGACGGAGAATATGTCTACACGGTACACTACTAGTGGGGGTGTAATAGACGCTGCAAAAATTTTCCCTAGTTTAGATTTGAATCAGTTAGCAACCCCAAAGGGGACTGGGGCAGCAGCTGCGCTAAAAGACGCTACAATGAGCTTAGAAGATCATTTATTTGGATTGATAAAAGAAAACAAACAGTCTTTTCAAAATTTTAGCGTGACAAATATAAATGAGTACAATGACTATATTAGGTCGATGTCAATAGAGACCCCAAGAACAATGATTGAAGGATTGAATTCAAGCAGAACAATTAATGGTGGAAAAGAAATAAATTTAATCGACAAAGACTTGATGTCTACACTTATAGATTCTCGAGCTTTTCAATCATCAATACATAGAATTGCTGGACTGGAAAAATTTGCACAAAAAGACAGGGAGCAAGTAACGAAAAAAATACTTCAATATGAGTCAGAAATTTATGGAGGTACTTCAGGTTCGCAAACTTTGACTTCTAGATTTAAGGATCCATTTGATTTAAAAAGAGAAATGATAGTAGGTCATATTGAGCGACTGGAGAATGATTCTGGAACAAAAACAAAAACGGCCTTCAATGCGATGAAAAGGTATGGGCGACTGGACCGCAGTTTAGTGCCTCAAACAGCGCGTGCTGGTCAAGTTTACGGAAGACCCGAATTAGCAGCAGGGTTTGCAGGTGTTGAAAGAGACGCTACTTTTGGAAAAAAGGGAGACATTAAAATATCTGGGGCAAGCAATGAATTGATTGGAATCACCAGTGATAAGGAAGTATCTAAAAATATCAGAGGCGTAAACTTTGGCGCTATTATGATTTTTGAAAAACTTGAAGAAGCACAACACGGAGCAAAAAAAATAAAAAACCCTGCTGCTCAATTAGGCCTTGGTGAAGGGATGAGTTATATGGGGGGCACCATTCAGGTTAAAAAAGGTTATACAAAAACCATAAACAAAGAAGGTATTAACCAGAGCAAGTTATTGACGGAAGTTTTAAATGCTTCAAAAGACAATAACAGAAAGTTTTTAACTATAGGTTCACTCGTTGATGGTGACGATTACGATATTGATGATTTTTTCAAACAATTTGGAGATTCTGAAGGGCGTGCTGTTTTAGGAAAACAAGACGACAGAATTGTGCACATCAAACGTCACAAAGGTATGAAAAGATTTACGCTTGGGCTTTCTGAAAAAAGCATGGAAACAGGAAGGGACCGCTACCATCTTAAAGGCCAAGTGTTGCAAGACGTTGATTATAGCAAACTATTCTCTTCTTTAGCCAAAGACACAACGCTTACAATTAATGAATCTTCTATGTTGAAGAAACTGGAAGAGTTGGGTGTTCGTGACATTGGAGAGGTGTTTTTCAATAAAGACGGTTTTGGGGGAAGGATAGAGAACACCTTGCTTACCACAACAGCTCAATTGGGAAAGTCTGCTGGGTATCTGCGTACGCAGATACACGGAGGTATGAAGATGCTCGGGTTGGATGAAGCAGCAATGGACAAAGCATTAAATACTAGTATGGGGTCTTTAGACAATGCAGATGAATTGCTTACCGAAATAAATGACAACCAATTGGGTGATTTTAAAAGCACGCTAACAAATGTAGACCAAGTGTCTGCAAAGCAAAAAAGCGCTTCAACTTTAGGGAAGTTCTTTCAAACAATTGCAAAAAGGGCTGGTGATGAAGGAATAAGTGCTGATCATTTTGGAATGGTAATGTCTTATGCTAGAAACCAAGCAAGCAATAAAAAGTTTGGTTTAAACTTAGAATATTTTGAAAGAAAAATAGCTGCGGGTTTAAAAGACGCGGGTGTAGTTGATGTTGATCCCTATTTAAGTAAAATCGAAGAGACAGCAAAAAGAGGTGTGGTAATCGGTGCTGCGTTTGGAACTGTTGGTACTCCACATACAGACCTGGGCAGAAGCGTAGCTAAGGCTGAACCAAGGTTTGCGAACTATCTTTATTCTTCTTTAAGATCCTTTTGGGGGATGGATTCAAAAGAAGCGACGGGATACGTTTCTTCAATGATAACCAGAATGGAAGGATTCGAAAGTCGCGCTGGAGGCTTGATGGGAATGAAGCTGACACAAGAATCTCTTGGAAAGCTTGATGCAACAAATATAAAAGAGCAGATATCAGGTTTAAGCGATGTTGGTAAACTAACCGAAGAAGAGGTAACTGAACTTTTAGACCTTGGGCAAGGCAAAGAGAAAGAAGTCGTTGAAAAACTGTCTGCCAGGAAAGGAGGGAACATACTTGATTTAGAAAAAATGGGCCTCTCTAAAGAGGGGCTGGATAGGCTGTACGAATTTACTGGAGGCAAAAAAGAAATATTTCTCCCAGGAGAAGATACCTTTCAAGGGTTTTTAGGCCATGAGATCAGGTCGAGTGATGAAGTCATAAAAGTAGAAGCTGAATACGGAAGAAATATTACAGACTTGCTATCATCTTTATCTTCGTTGAAGGATGCTGGAACTGATGAAGATGAAATCGAAAAATCAATTTCAGGCTTTACTGAAGTTAGAAAAAGATTAAGCAAAATAACGGGTACAGCGATCAGGAGTACACTAAGTGGTAAAATCTTAGGATCAGGCTCTTATATGGGAGGTGGGTTCACTTTAGGAAAAAAAGGCGTTGGAGCTACAATCTTTAGCGATGATCTGAATGTTCAAAAGCAAATTGTAGACTCTTTGTCTGAAGTGGTAAACAAAGAAATGGGCTATGTTGCATTTATGGATCAACAGGCTTTCCTAGATGGAATGGGTACCTACGAATCAGCAATAAATAAACATTTAGCTTCTCAAGGTAAAGTCTCTACCAAAAAAGAAACAAACAAAATAATGGAAGAGACTTTGGAAGCCTTTTTTACTGGCATGCATCGAAGCAAAAAAGAAGGAATTTCTGGAACGATACAAAGAAATCCTCTCATAGGTTTTTCACACATTTTTGCAAGCATGGGTATTTATCAATACGATTTTGAAAAAGAGCTAAAACCACTACAGTTTTTAAGAAATGTAGAAAAAGGAGAAGAGTTTACACCGGATTATGTAGAGCATCTTAAAAAGATTAGAAAATCATTAAACCAAGATAAAGTTTCGGAAATATTAAAAGGGGTTACTGGTTTAGAAAAACTTGATGAAAGAGATGCTGTTTATACTAGGGGGCAAGAAGTTTATGCCAAAAGGCAAGAAATCAAACAAGAAAGAGCCAGTATAAAAGGTGAAGAAGGTTACGAAAAGTTTGTTGCTGAAAGGGAGTCCCTTTTAAACAAAAGGCGAGATGCTTCAAAGATTTTAGAAGAACCTGGAGGGTTTATAGAGAGGCGGCATGGTGTATTTTCAGGAAACCTACCTCAAGAAAGTAATTTGAACCTTCTTGCTGAAGACGTAGGTGCAGCACAAGCTAAACGTCATAGTAAAGTAGCTCTTTTGCAAGATCAGTTTTCAAAAATAAAAAAAAAGGCCGAGCCGATAATTGAACAAATTAAGAAGTTTAATAAAGCTGGTTCAACAAAAACTACAGAATATAGCAAAAAGGCAGAGGAACTTAAAGGTCTTAATGAAGAAGCAAAAATTATTGATAATAAAATACATAAAATTAACGAACAAATTACCGCTGCTGATAAAAATAAAGACGTTTACGGAAGGGCTGTTCTTGGAGGCGGTGATGTCTCTGAAGGAAACATAAGACGTAGTTTAGAAAGAGAGTTCACAGAAACTATAGAAGACGTTGGAGCATATGGAAGGAGTGTAGATGAAGGTAGGTTGACATCTTCTTTTAGGCATTTCGAAAATAAAAAAGAGGCTATTGGATTCATAAACGAAATGGGACCTTTTTTTGGTTTTAATGCTGACAATAAAACTCACTTGAGAAGCTTGGAAGGCTTTGAAAACGAGTTTTTAGCAAGAAAGTTTTCTGGAAAAAACGTACCCTTACTTGATGAGTATGGAAATCAAACGGGGAGTAAATTGAACCCTTTAGAAGAACTAGCTCAACCTGACAACAAGGGTCGGAGCAAAATCAATATGAATAGGGAGCAAATATCGCAGAGGATAAAAGAAGTAAGAAGTGGTGGAGCGAGTGTTGTGAATTTAAACTTAGCAACAAAAGAGGAATTGATGCAGCTAAAAGGAGTGGGGCCAGCAGTTTCTGAAGAAATTATAGCGGCACGAAAAAAAGGCATGGTTACAGAAGAAAGTCTCGAACCGTTCTTAGAGAGGATAAGTTCTCGAAACAGAGGAAGGGTAAGAAAAGTCCTTAATGAAAACAGCAATTACACTCTTGCGCCTCAAGCTACAAAGATAGACGCCTACGATGTAATCAGAAGAGAAGCTAGAGGAGAAGAAGTAAAAATGTCAGAGGTGAAAGATAGAGCGTCAAATTTCTATTCACAAAGAGAAATTTCACAAAGAGCAACGCGCGATCTTAACGAAATGGAAAAAAACCCTTTTAGGGGTAAACAAAAACGCAGAAAAGCGCTTTTCGAAGAAATAGAAAGATTAAATCAAGAAGAAGACGAAATCAAAGCTCAAAAACAATTAATAGAAAATGCTCAAAAAGAATCAATAGAAAATGAAGGTGATATAACTATAAAAGATATAGATGAAAAAATAATGAACAACGCTCCTGAAGTAAGCGGTTTAGATACAGATTTTCAAGGAAACAAAACTCAGCCAAGAGCGCCTGGTATAAGCAGGCCTTTAAAAATCCTAGACGATGTTTTGGGAAGAGAAGTTAAAACAGGTGCCGATTTGGCTGAACTAAGATTGTTGAAAGAAAGCGGAAAACTAAACGAAGAGCAAGTTAGTGCTTATGGTGGTATATATAAAGATATGCTTAACAAGCACTTAGAGAAAGGCGAGCATGGAGGAGGGACTGTAAGGTTTCCTCAAATAGACATGAGCATGCAAATAGAAGATGTAAATACAGGTAAAAGGACTGCCTTTTCTGGGCGCATGGATTTTGCAAGGTTTGGCATTGGAGACTTTGACGCGGATCCTTATCAGGTATTTTTTGATGTAGACAAGACTTTAAAAAATAAAATGAAAAACCAAGGGATCGACGCAAAAAAAATGTACACTTATGGTGCAGAGTTTCTAACTAACATGAGCCTGCTTGGGGAAGGTGTAGAGAAGCTAGGGAAGCGCATGGGAGCCTCACAAATGACAGTTGCTCAGTCCATTGTAGACGAGTACCAGAAAGAACAAATAGTAAAGGGAATTGGTGGTCTAGATGTGCAAGTTAAAGCAGGAATGCTGGGACTTGCACAGTCTGCTGCAGATGATACTAGTGGAGATTTTGCAGCTCAATTTAAAAAAATTCAAAGTGGAGCAGCTTTAATATCAGTGGCTCAAGAAGTTTTAGGAATTAAAGGCAAGAAGCTTCCGATTGCTGCTAACATTTCTAGGGAATACCTAAGTGCTTTAAAAACATCTTTTAATACGGGTAAGGGCGATGCTCTAAAAAGCTTTTTCCAGGACAAGATATTCAAAGGAACTTTGTTGGAAAATGCTGAAGGCAACTTAAAAATAGATGCAAAGTCAATTGAGTTCCATAACTTAGGAGAAGGTAATGCAACGAAAAAGTTTAGAGAAGCTCTAGGAGACGTAAATTTAAATGTCCAAGAAATATTTGACTCTTTTGATGTTATGGCTAGAAATGTAAAAAAATATGGATTTAACGATTTTACATCTAACAAGGCACTTGGAAGAAAATTAGAAGGTTCTTCTAGGTTTAACAGCCAGCAATTGTTCCAACTAATGAACAAGGGTTTTTCAATGGAAGGTGGAGTGATTACTGGCGAGCTTGATGAAATAGAATCGATTTTTTCTAAAGTAGATTCTGCTAGAAGTGCTTTTAGCGAAACCGTTAGCAGGAGCAAGGGTTTGGCTGGAGTAATTGCAGGTTCGCTTTTGGCTTCGTATGCTGTGGGAGCAAATTCGCCAAGCAGCTCGCTTGAACCTGGAGGTAAATTTTCCGATTCTATCTCTAAAGAAGCTTTAAAAGCGGGGCAAGGTTTAAGCAATAGAGCTTTGCAACAAAGTTTTAGTAGAGAGCACGGAAACGTAAGCCCAGGTAAGATAAATGGGATTGATAATTTTTATGAAAGACCTATCAATAGCGGAGTGAGTACTGTATCATTGAATCGTTCAATTAAGATGTACGGAGAGGCTCCAAGCCTTTCTGCAGCTCAAACTATGGGCAAGCACTTTGTATCGGCTGGAGGGCAGGCGTCACTGACTGTCAACGACAATAGAAGGCCGATAGGTAATGCCTATATTAATAAAATGATGAGAGATTAAAATATGCGTGAATTGAATAACATTCCTGATCTGTTTAATTCTCAAGAAGCTAATTTTGTAATTAACGATATTGAGCTTCATATTCCACCTACAGCAATATCAGTGCATAAAGAGGGGTTGGAATATGCGTGGAAAACTTTAAGATCTAGAGTTTCCACAAAAATAGCTTCAGGAAATGGTAACTATCACGCGCAGGTTAGCATTACTTTTGCACCAGACTCATTGCTACTTTTGCACCGATTGATTTCTCAAGTAAGAAACAACCCTTTTGTGTCTATTCAAAATAGTTTCATACAGCAAAGCATATCAGACACCCATGCAGTAGCTACACAAATTAACTATTTTACTGTGTTTGGTTTGAACATTGCAAACCACCCTAGCTCGCCAGGTGCTTTTTTAGTAGAATTAGATCTAAGGTATTTCAACTACAAACCTTTTGGAAGATCTTTGACCTTTAGAAAAGACTACACAGTGAAAGTCGAAGATAAGGGAAGCGTGAAAGAATATGTGCATTCCATTTTCCCAACATATAAAGGCACGCCCGATCAAAGAAAGCCGCTTTTAAAATACAGCAAAAATTTAAAACGTAGCAATAATACAATAAGAGACTTAAGCCCTCCTAATGGTAACAATCCTCTTAGCTTATCAAGACAAGCTATTTCGAGAAGCAGAAGTGTTGTTACGGACCCAAGAAAATCGAATGCTTACAAACGGTATTCGAACTTCTTGCAATTGAAATATTTAAACGAAAGTTTTGGAATAAACGTAGTTAAAGGGACGGAAAATATTGAAGAGTTTGTTCCAAACGAGGTATTTGTAGACGAAGAGGTTTACAATTTATTTCAGGGTACTGCGTATGAAGGCAACATTAAAAGACCAAGCGTAGTAGGGATTCACGAATTAAAAGTTAATGGAATTAAAAATGATAAACTTTTAAAGTTCAGAAAAGACCTGACGCATTCGATACTGTTGAGTGGACTTAATACGAGAATTGTGACAAAGGAATACAAGTCTTTAAACTTAGGGGGGAACTTCCTATTCAGGCACAGAAAAAGTCTGCGTAAAGGCATTGTGAAAGGGATGAATGAAAAAAGTCAAAATGAAGTTATAAAAAAAAATAAACAGAAAATCTTTAAACTTTTCAAAGACTACGAAGCTAAAAAAGAAGCTGTAATTAATGAAGCAAAACCAGTAACCTCTGGTTTAACTTTAAGTGCGCCACAAGATAGAGACTTAAGGCTAGCTATAGACCCGATTTCTCAAGAATATTCTTTACCAATACAAAGATCTTTACAAGCTTTTGGGTATTATTCTCCTGGTAGTAATGTTTTTATAACAGGCACTTCAAACGCTGGCTATAAAGTTCAAAATACTCAGGAATGGGATGAAAACAATTCAAGCAATTTAGCTTTTGCAGTAATGACTATCAGAGCTGGTAAGATCACATACAGTAATAATGGGGAAATAATTATTACAAATGGAAGTGGTGTAAAAGAAGAAAAGATAGTATACAGCGGAGTACAAGAGCAAGAGAACTTGCGTTATTGGATTAAGGCTCAAGAAGGAAAGGTTTTTCCTGCGGGAACAATAGTTGGATACTTTGACACGAACAATGAGTTTACAATAAATGCAAGTGGACAATTAATAAATGATCTTTGCTTAACACTAACTGGGAAAGCTTTAGAAGAAAAATATGTAAAAAGCAGTAAAGTCGTTAAAAGGTCTGTTTCTAAAGTTTCATTAGGCAATGATAACGAAACATATTTAACTGAAAAGGATCTACCTTACATTAACTCCATTAAAAGAGTAATTGAAGAAGAAGGGTTTTCTCAGTACCAGTATCGAAGTGGCCTAGAGAATGTTTTTCAAAAAGCACTGATACTTTCATTCGACTCTAACTTGTTTGAAGAAGATGTTAAAGCGATCACAGGTAAGGATACTTTCGGAGTAAACAGCGATTCTTTTCCAAAGTTTGAGCAAGATATAACAAACGTTTCTTGTAGCTTGAGAAACATTATCAGCTCTATTCCTGTACTTGGTTATGAATACCCTACGCATCAGTTTCTAGGTAGCATAGAACCTAGCTATCAGTTTAATTTTATCGGGTACACTGGAATTGGTGACGGGCTTCCTCCGAAAATCAAAGAATTAGAAAACGTCAGAGCGCATACCGCTTACATGGCTAAGAATTTTCCTCAAATACCTGACGCTGCAAATATTGTCGTTGAGTCATTAATAACAAAACTTGTAGGATCTTTTAAATATGCTGACAATGATGAAAAAGTCGTCGAGTTTAACAACAAGCAAGAAGCTGTAATCAGAGATATAAAACCCAGATTTTTAATTTCTTCTGTAGATACATTTACTATTGAAGGTTCACCGGGAGCGGTTGGATTGAATTTACGCTTTAGTGAAAGTAAGTGTTATGATGAAGAGGAAGTAAGGGCGGCAAAAAGCTCCGAAGTAGATGAGAATTATTTAAGCAGGTACGCTTCAGTAATTCAGCAAAGCGGCATTAATATTGGTCCTCAAGGAGGAAGTGCAGTTAGCAGTAATGCCAGGTCGTACTCTACGGCCAAATATGTAAATCATTACTGGAATACTATATATTTCGGTGCGAAGTCTTTCTATGCACATTCAAAAAAGCATTTAAGGACGCAGATTAAAAATCAAGGACTTGAAAAAATACTCGTAGGGGATATAGATAAGAATGCTTTTGAATTTTGTAAGGATTACCTAGACCCGTTACAGAAGTTTTTAAATATTTATTTAAAGCATAGAGCTATAAGTGGAACAAACCCTAAGAATTTTGCTATCAATGCGTTTTCTACATTAGATAGACAGTTAGATGGACGAAGCAGAGATACAGCTTCTAATCACTTCACAGGTGGGGCTGCAGACATATACATAAATAATATGAATGTTTGTGAAGCAGCTGCAATAATTGAACTCTTGGAAGAAAGAAGATTCTTCTTCGACAGCATAGGCAAAAGAAAAGGTAAAAGAAACAGAAGAAGGATTTTTGGAATAGGTATTTACGGTAGTGCTATTGGGGGACAAAGCGGCAGGATTAGTGGGACCGGCGCTAACGCCGGTCCCACTGCAGCTATTTTTAATGATAACCTTATGCCCAACACTGCAGGTAGTTTTATACATTTAGACGTAAACTTTGTTGTTAACCATGCAAATAAAATTGGTTCTTCTTGGAATGTGAGAGATAGTAGAAGACGATGGGGAGGTAAAGAAGATCCGTATCGGTTTATTGATCAAAAGAAGTTTTGGAACGAAGACATAGCTATTATTAAAGCTTATATAAGAAAAAGTGGCTTTGACGACGCTTTAAAAGAGTATTACAAGCAACAAGACCAAAAAGGCGTCATAATAAATGGTAAAGGCTATGAAATAGACACTAGAGGTTTATTTGAGTTTGAAAACTTCACTCAAAACGAAAAGATAAACATACAGACAGATCATGCAGATGGTCAGATTGGCCGAGCTCCGAGGGATCTCGATGATATCAAGTTTATTATGTTGCACCATGGTGGACATAACGCAGAGTTTCTAAAAAGAACATGGGCCGGTACCACGACAAGTAGTCACTTTGGTATAAGTTATAAAAAAGATGGAACTATAATTGCTAGCCAAATGGTAGACGCAGCCTACCAAGCAAATCATGCGGGGAATTTTAATGCAAACTCAATAGGTTTTGATTTTGCTTTGTCTCCTGTAACGTCTAATGCAAAAAGATATGGGTTTGAGGTAATTGATAATCCAGGCCCAGACGGGCCAAGGCAGATATTAAAGTTCCCAGATAAGCTAATTGAAGCTGCATGCCACTTTATTAATGAGCTTCATAGGATTGTTCCAGGGATTCCTAGTGTCCCAAAAATGTTTAGCAACGATTTGACTGATGAACCTAATCTTAACTCTAGAGATGTACCTTTAGCGACAGTAATTGATGGCAGTTATACTATAGTAAGTCACAGTCACAGTCATGGAACTAAATACGATGTGCAATATTTGCTCCCAAGAATATATGAAGTATTCGATAGTGGCGATTTACCAACAAATGATGATGCAGTTGAAGAATCAAGTGATTTAGACAATGATGAAGCTGAAGAAATAGAGGAAGGGGATTTAGCTAAAGAAGATAAAACCGCTTTAAAGGAGGACACAAGAGAGAGTGCAGATATAGAAGCATACAAGCTAACCTCTACAAAGCCTGAAGATTTTATTACTTTCCTGTCAGATAATAATCTAGTAGATACTAATGCAATAAAGAGTCTTTATCAAGAAACAGTAACGCCTGCATCGATTACTTTTCAAGCAGTGATACCTGAGAGGAAAGTGAGAAGATACAACTTTGAAATATCCCAAGCAGGTAATAAGTATGAGATAAAATTCTTTCCACCCAAAGGCAAAAAGAAACTAAGTGAAGAACAAAAGGCTGTAATAAAAGCTGTAACCCGTTATTACGGGAAAGAGCTAAAAGTAAACATACAAACATCAACTGAGTATGGCACTAAAACAGTTCAAAGCGTAGTTCCAGGCTCTCTAGGAATGGATAGATTCAGTGGAGTGGCCAAAACTCAGTTTGCTAGCAGGGTAATAACAGATAAAAGTGATTTAAAATCAAAATCATTATTCTTTAATGTAGGAGAAGTAAATGCAAAGAGCGCTCAGAGAGATGCATTAACTAGAGCTAAATTAAATAACAATAAGCTTTTAAAAAGCTTTACTGAGTTGGCGTCGTTAATGTTGACGGAGCCTTACCTCTACACAGATTCTGCCAAAGAATTTGAAGATGAAATGAAGTTCATTCAAAAAGAACTATACAATTTTCCTGTATTGCCTGCTTTTTATACTTCCACAGAGCGGCTTTTCACGGGAGTTACAAGTTTAAGCACAGGAGCCATACTGAGCGAAGCGAACAACATCTCAAAATCAACAAAAGGAGTTGCACTAACTGCAAGTGCTATAGGCACCGGAATAACACTCCATAGAATTAGTCAAGCGTTGTTTTTTGCTGGTACCAAGATTAACCCTGCAGGGTGGGTTATTAGTGGCGTATTTTTAGCACTTGAAATGTATGGTGTTTGGGATGCTTTAGGAGGCAATTTAGATAGTCAAGGTAAATCGCAATTAGAACGAGTGACTGCAGGCATGGCCTCCCATGGAAAATTCTTAAAGGATAAAGAGAGCTTTAAACTCTATATTAAATACTTTGAAGAAAATAAGAATTTTCTTATTGGAGAAGGAGTAAATATAAGTGTTAAGGGCGGGCGAAAGATTGGAGATTTTTTAACTGAGATAGGTCGTGCGGATACGGTCCGCAGCGGAATCAACAATCACGTCAAACCAATATTTTCTGAACTCAGTATATTTGAAAAATTCAACAAAGTAGCGTCTGAATTAGATGCATCAAGCAGAGCTCTAAATTTAATAAGACGAAGCCTTAAAGACAGCGAAGGCATTTATGATAAAAATGGAAATATAAATGCAAAGTTGGCCAACTTTGCGCTTGCAGAAGAACTAACTTTAAAAGAAATGAAAAATTACTTAAGATTTTTATTCACTTTTCCAGCTGTAAATACGACCGGTCCTGATGAAGAAGATCATCATCACATTTTAAAAATAGATAAAACAAATAAGACTATCTCTTATTTAAAACAATCAGAGAGTGATCCATATTACTGGCCTAATACAAGGAATCCTGCTCAAATTAAATCGGATCCAGAAGCTTTAAAGAATGAGAATAGATTTCCATATCTAGTCACTTATCAAATAAAAAATAAAAACGGCTTAAAAGAATATTTCAATACAATCAAAGGGAAAGAAGCTTTAAAGAATGAGAATAGATTTAAAATTGCTTACTTAAGGAAACTTCTGAGCGCAATTTTAGAAGAGCACATGTCTTTAAACCCAAAAATAGTAGAAAATTCAAGAGATGCAACTTTATTAAAAGTACTTGATGGAAGTACCGTTTTTGAACTTCTAGAAGAAAATGCTTACCCAGATATTGACTTGCCTCAAGATCCTAATAATCTTTATAGCAATTCCAATTTGTCTCCATGTTTCTACTACCATGACGGTAATGACATATTAGACACAATGGTTAAGTCTGCAAAAGAAAAAGAATTTGCAGCTGCAGACAAAATATTAAATAGCTCAATTCAGTTTCAAAAAGGATTGAGAAATGGAATATTTACTGGCCCTGAAAGTAAGCTTGAAGGAAATGAATCTGCTACAAAAATAGTGAACGAGCTTGTGGATAGCACAGAGGTTTTGAGATCTATCTCTGAGTTTATGATTACTGGAGAATCAGACGAGAAAAAGATGGCTTATGGAGCGCCAATTAAAATTGGTGTGTTTGACAACACGGAAAAAGTAAGTGAAGAAGCTCAAATAAATGTAACTGTGAGTGAAAGCATGGTCTCATCAAGTAGTAATGCTGTACCTGCAATAATAAAAACCGTAACGAAGACAGTAGCCGAAACAAACAAAGCGATTGATTCTAGGTATAATAAGGAGCTTAGCAGGCTCAGTAGCGCTTTTGGCAGTAGTCTTGGTTTTAAAATTAAAGACGATTTCTTAAAAGAGATTAAAAAATCTGGAGACAAAGAACTCAACCGTACATTAGGCGAGCAGATAGAGCAGGATTACGGAAAAGAAAGCATTATGGGGCTGTCTGAAGATAGCAGTAAAAATATTTACAAATTAAAAACCATGAAAAATGCTTTTCCAACATTCAGACTGTATCTAATTGAAGAGGACGAAATCTATACAGATCGATTAACTGCTTTCGATGATTTTTTTTACTACAACTCTGTAATTAGCTTTAATGTTCACAACTCAAGAGAGCTAGCAGCCTCTACAGCCACTATACAATTACAAAACATTTCCGGAGTGCTAGATGGGACTAAAAAAAGAGCTTTAAGAGACGTTGATCTAGACCCAAATGTAAAAGAAGAAAACTTCAAAAAAGAAGGCAACTTTATTGATAGTATAGTGCTTCGACCAGGAGTAACTGTTCAACTTAGAGCTGGTTATGAAAGCAACACTAACGAGCTGGACGTGCTTATCTCAGGCAAGATTGCAGACATAAATTACGCGCAGAATAATAGTATATGTAATATCACTGTACAAAGTTTTGGTGTTGAGCTCACGGCCTTGAGGAAAGGCAACGGAAATAAAAATAAAAATAGTGCACATGCTTTTTATAGTACACATCAATTATTAGGTAGCATGATGTTAAGCGATGAGTTGAAGCATTTCGGAAGATCTAAGGTGGGTGCAGTATTTCAATTTGGCGAATACAAAGACTTTTCTTTAGATTTAGATATATATAAAAAAGAAAGTAGTTTTAATTTTAGTTTAAGTAGAAACTTCTTTGATTGGGTATCAGATAATACTTTTGGTATTGGTATTGGTGTTGGATTGCTTACTTTTGGCATGCCATTATTAAAAATGGGAGCCAAGACAACGTTTGTTACAAAGATAACAAGCTGGTATGCTGGTGCAGGAAAAGGTGCAGCTTTTGCTAGGGGTGTTGGGCGTTACGTTAATGCTGTTTTTGTAAAGCCTATTAGCTTTATTAACCCATTTGGAATAAGCCAAAGAGCTAAAGATTTAATTATTAAACGAGCGCAAAACTTATCTAATCTTGTAGCGCGATCTTCAACAAAAAATCCCTTAGCAGCACAACTAGCGGGATACGCTCCAGTTATAAATACTTTTGATGACGCGTTAGAATATCTAATACGCGCAAATAGGTACAACTTAGCTCCTGGAACTTTTGGTCCGCTTGGTATGGAAGCACTTAAATTGAATTCCATTGGAGGGCTTAATAGCTTAGTAGTAAATACTGGAGGGAGGTTTGCAGCTTTAAGATCTAATGTTATTGCGCATGGCTACTTAAATGGCTCTGTAGTTACATTATTCCAAAAGATTGCGCAGATACTTACAGCGGGTAAATATCAGGCTGGGAATAAGCTTGGAGAAGAGTTTTTAAAGCAAGTAATCGTAAAGCAGCGAGGTTTTGGCGCTTTAGGAATGAGTGGGTTGGGACCATCTTTAATGTCAAAGACTTGGTTAGGGTCAAAGATTGGCGTTGATATTCTTGCAAGAGGTTACAGTAGTATTACCTTGCCGCTTGCGGTTGGATTTACAGGAGGGCTTGTCACTTCAGTAATGTTGGCAGGGGCAGACGTAATAATAGATTCTGCTAAATTTATGTATTACAGCATGCTAGGAAGCTTTAGCGAAGACAAGAATAAATTGAAGAAAAAGAAACTTCTATCTCCACAAGATGACAATATTTTCTCTCCGCACCCTAAACAATATATGATAAATGTACCAAGCACCACGTACTCATACTGGGATTCATTGGCTTCTGCTGGTTCAGAGTGGGTCGAAGCAATGAGCAAAGAAAGTAAAAAACTCATAAACAACAGTACATGGGGAATGATTAACATAACAAATGATTCCAAGCTGAAAGATTTAAAATTGAGTCCTTTTAGTTTGGTAGATAAGCGGCTAGATGTCGCTCAGTACGAAAACACGTTTATAGTAAATGGACAAACAATATGGGACATATTGCATGAATGCACTTTGCGACATCCTGGGTACATTTATGGGGTTCGACCATATGGGAATAGCCTTGAATACAGAGTTTTCTTTGGAGTTCCAAGTCAACGTTACTGGTCTAAAAAAATATCAAATAACCAAATAAGAAAGCTCAACGCTATCTATGTGGCTTTGAAAGAAGCAAACGGTGGCGCTTTAAGTATGAAAAATATAGGCGAGCTCTTTCCAAGAGAATTGGCCTTGTCTAATGACACAGATAGCAGTAATGGTGATAAATTAAAAAAATTCTTTACTGAAAAAGCGTACGATTATTTTATAAAAAAGACAAAAGATAGATTTGTGCCTTTTAGGCAGTTCCATTTGGTTTCTTCAAAGAGAAACCTTGTGTCTAATAATGTTATTGTTTCCTCACATAACATGATAAATGCAGTAAGTGTAAACTTCATAAACAATAGAAAAGACCTGGATGGGAGTCAAGAGGGTCTAAGCCCTAACGATTGGTCTCCGCATCTATCTAAGTTCGGGGATCAAATTGAAACTTTAAGATTTAGAGCCAACAGAAATATTAGTATGAACAATCTTAAAGAGAAAACAGTTTCTTCTAGGAATATAATAGGGCCAAGCAATGCAGTAAGATATGGGCTCGGAGAGCTATTGCATGGCACTAGAAAAATGTACGAAGGGTCCTTGACGATCCTTGGAGACACAAAAATAAACCCTTGGGATGTAGTGGTGCTACATGATGACATAACAAACATGTATGGCCCTGTAGAGGTTTGCTCTGTTACTCATATGCTTTCTTTTGAAACTGGTTTCATAACCGATGTAGAAGTAAACGCTTTAGTGACAGCGAACGAAGAGCTTTCTCACCCAATGATTATGCAAAATTTAGTTTATGAAACAAGGGCTAGAGTCTTTGACGAATACAACAGTTTTAATGCTATGGGAAATAGTATGGAAGAAAAAACAAAAGCTGTTAGAGAAATCGTAGAAGACGAGGTCGAAAATTTAATAGATGAGACAATTGCAAAAGAAGGTGGCTTTCTTAGATACCAAGCGGGAGCTGGTATCGCAATAAATCCTAATGATATTACGGAAGAAAAAAAGCAAGAGATAGTAAATAAAATTAGTGACTATGTAATTAAAAATTATCAAAACTCAAGTAACGCAAACTTCCTAAATGATCTAGTTCCAGAAGGAGCTACAATTCCAAAAGAATTGACTGACGTTATCAATACAGCGGGTGGTTTGTCTGCAAGTATCTCTGGAGCTTTCTTTGGAGGCGAACTCTTAAGAAGGCGTTTAGCTTCTAGCAACGGTTTAAAAATACTTGGGAATGGACCATTAAAAATGGGTTTATTTTTTGCTAGCTCTTTATTTTTAGCGCAATCTGGAGATGCAATAAATGCAGCATTTAGTTCTTCTTATAGCAGTGGGGATTTAGGAAAGAACATGTTCAGACAGCATATTCTTTCACGAATGGATGCTGGTAACATAATACAGCTTTACCCTTTAGTAAAAGACGGGGTACCATTAGTTACTGGCGGTTTCGAAGAAGTAGATGAAACAGAAAAGTGGAATAATATGTTAGGTTACATTTATAATAATGCAACAAGTACAATAAAGGGCTATGTAAAAAGACAGCAAGAAATGAAAGCTTATGGAAAAAGAGTTATGCAAAGTTATGATAAAAATGAACTGTCTTCTTTAAAATCTGCAATAACAGTAAACCTCTCAAAAATAGCTAGTAGTGTGGTTGGCTTAGAAAAAAGCCTTTCAATGCTAGGCTATATGTATATGGACGAAGACTGATGTCTAGACGAAGTGTAATTTCTGCCGAAAGGCAAAGCAACGACTATACGGCAATACAAAACGTTAATGTTGGAGTTGTTATAACAGGAACCATTGTTGATGTATGCGGGGCGCATAATCCTACTACTAAATTTATAAAACTAGTAGTAGAGAAAGGTGAGCCTACTCAAGGCTTTTACCCTAATGGTATACACTTAATAGTATTCGATCACATCAACAAAGAGTTTAGAAGTGTAGTCTGGAAAAACACAATAGAAGAGTTAAAGATTTATGGCGAAGACGACAATATAAAAGGTAGAAGGATTACCTTGCATGCTTTTCAAAATACAGCCGAAGCAATCGAAAATGCAACTGTGCGCTGGGAAAGAGAAGACGACATTTTGATTCAAAATGAATCTTCCTACATATCTTTATCTGGAATTTCAGGAATGACAGTAAATGACTGGGAGTCTCAAATGAAATCTTTTTTAGAGCCTGGAGTGGGCAAAGGAAGACGGTGGAATAGAATATGAGCACAAAGATTATTAAAAGCCAGTTTAATGATGCCTGTGTTGCAGGGCTACACCTCTCTTTAGAAAGCGCAGCAATATTCGCTAATCGAAACAAACTAGTATGTTTGGAGGTAGGCAGGGATGGGATAAATATTCAGCCTGGACCTGGCGGTAGTTTATACTTGAACACTTACAATATTCAAGGACCACTGTACGAGCAAAGCGCACCACCTTTTGACTGGTTACCAAATGTGCCTTTTTTAAATCAAACCCCTAGAAAAAAGTTTACCCTACCCATTGGAGCGGCATTTGAAGTAGGTGTTTGTGTTGCAGCTTTTGGAGTTGTTTTAGGAGGGATGAAATAATGTACAATAGTAAATTTGACTTGCTGTTTACAGAAGATGGAGAAATCATATTTGATAGAGATCAAAAAGACTTTCAGAAAGCTTATGAAAGCGAGTACGAAACTTTAACACAAACGATCTTGAAAAGAGTTCAGTCCTCTGAAGAAGACTGGAACTTGGATGGCGCTGTAGGGGCTAATTTAAATTACCTTTTAGGGTCGCCTGCAAACGAAGCAGTTGTAGAAGAAGCAAGGAACTTTATTTATAGTGCATTAACTTCAGATGGATATATAGATCCAGATAAGCTAAAAATACAAAGCGACCCTTTTAATAGCAATATTTTGATGTTCAATGTATCAGTCTTTGTTAATGATAACGATTTTTACAATGTGTATAACCTAGGCTTTTCATATAACACCAGAGACAACAGATGCACACCGAGGTACATCAAAGAAATGAGTGGCTAAAATGGCAAGACCAGTTTTTACTATAGACGAGAGAAGAATAAAGAATAATTTATTCAATAACATGCAAACTAGATTTGGTAATATTTCAACCAATAGCGATTCTACTTTCAGTAACTTTTCAGAAAGTGTCGGAGACGAATTAAATCTCTTGAGAAGAGAGATTAATAACAAATTCTCGTCAACACAAATGTCAAACGCGTCAGGTGAAATGTTAGATAGCATTGCGGCAGACAAATATAATCTTTTAAGAAGGCCAGCAAGCTATGCCAGCGCTTTAAGCGAAGAAGGCAACGTTTACTTTTACGTCACAAAAGGAACCTTTGGGGATATTAACGGTGGAGAAAATATTGTTCTTCCGGCTGGGACTTTAATAAGTGTAAAAGAAAACGGTTTCGGTGAAAATTTAAGCTATGAAGTTTTATATGACTACGTTCTTGATTCAGAAAGCAGTGAGTATTATTGCAGTGTAAGAAGTTTAGACACAGGGTATGACCAAAACGTAGATAAAGACAGTTTACGGTTCCACAACTTTAAAAATTACTCGAGATTTGAAGAAAATTTATTAAAAGTTTCTAATAGGTTTGCAATACTAAACGGAAGCGATAAAGAGCTTGATCAGCTTTTTAAATCGAGGTTAAACAATTTTTTAACAGCAAGCTTAAACTTTAATGAAGATCTGATAACGCTACAAGCAGTTACGGTGCCTGGAGTTACAGAAGTAAGATTGCTACAAAATTATTTTGGCATTGGATCTTTAGGCTTTGTAGTCTTTGGAAGTGGAAGGGAAAGTAGTCAATCGTTAATCAACCTTGTAGAGAATAGAGTTTTAGAAGTTGCTAGTCCAGGAACCAGTATTTCTGTGATTGGCGGTATAACGGTTTATGTAGATTTTGATATAAGGATTTATATAAAGTCGAAACTGAACCTTTTAGAAAAAGACGAGATTGTAAACAATGTAAAAAGTTTTGTTTATTCCTTAATAGAGTCAGCAGAAACTACTGGCATAATAGATCTTTATCGAATCAGCAATATGATTAGAAGTAGTATTTCTTCTGAAAGTATTTTAGGTATTGGAAGTAGCACTGGAGGCAGCGTTTTTGAAAAAGTCTATCAAAGAAAAAGTGATAGATTCAATTCTTTGCCAGAGTATAAAGAGGAGGTCATTTCAGAAAGAATCACTTTAGAAGAAGATGAAAAGATAGCTTTTGGAGTAGTAAACGTATATCTAGAAGAGGGTGATATATGAGTTACATAGGAAGAAATCTACGGAATAGATTCCCTCTCTGGTCGGAAGTTAGACGAAACGAATCTTCTAATGGAGCGATGCTTTTTGACTCTATAGGTCAAGGCTTAGAAGAAGAGAGGGTATCTTTTTTACAAACGATTAAAGCTAGTTTTAGTCTTGAGGGAAATCCAACTCCAGAATTAGGACATTTTTTTAGATTCACTCAGTTAAATGATAAGTACAAAAACTACATAAGAGAGAATCGGACCTTTGAAACCTTTGCAGCAAGCGCCATAGAGGGTGATGAAGAGTTCTATCTTGAGCCTAAATTCTCTTATAGAGATATGGTAATGGCAGAAGCCACTAGAGCAGAAGTTGATTTTGAAAGAAGTGAAAACGTAAAACTTGTTTCAATTGTAGAAGACGAAACTGCTTTAAAAGAAACAGATTCGCATCTTTATTTTATTAAA